AGATTGCTGAATGGCCTTGGGATAAAAAGCAAGACGAGCTAGATTACATGTTGAAGACAATCAGATCCTCTTGGGAGTTCATTGATTACACCTTCAACATCCGTGATGTGACTCGTGCATTCACTCATCAGTTTGTAAGGACTCGTGCAGGATCATATGCCCAACAGTCTCAGCGGACTGTTGACATGTCTGGATTTGATTACTACACACCGCCAAAGATTGATGACAATCCAGAGGCAAAGGCTCTGTACGATCAATGCATGACAGCAATCAATAGCTTTTATCAGGAGCTGAGGCAACATGTCCCAGCAGAAGATGCTCGTGGAGTTCTGCCAACGAACATTCACACGAACATTGTAGCAAAATTCAATCTGCGCACATTGAGTGAGATGGCGAAGTCTCGCCTGTCACCAAGGGCACAGGGAGAATACCAAGAGGTGTTCAAACTCATGGTTGATGAAGTGGTATCAGTCCATCCTTGGGCAGAGCCATTCCTGACCCCAACAGAGTGGGCTGCACCATCAATGGCTAAAGCACTGAACCCATAGGAGATGAATATGTCAAAGTACAGTGATAAGTTAGTATCAGAAGTCATAGAGCTGAAAAATTCAGGCTTCACAGTAACTGAGATAACAGAAATCAAGAGATTGACCAGAAATCAAATTCAATACATTCTTTATCAGTTAAAACGGGATTTAAAGGCCAAAGAGCCTGATAAGAAATTTGATCTTGATGCCATTGACCGAGAGAAAGAGCCGAAGAACCTTCATGTTCTTTCTTTCCTACAAAGGCTGAAGAAATGTTTGTTTGGTTGAAATTTATCCCTTTCCTATTGAGTTAGGAAAGGGTAAAATAAAGGCTTGAGAAAGGATCATAGTATGAACATATTTTATTTATCTGAAGACCCAGTGACTGCTGCACGTTATCATTGCGACAAGCACGTTGTCAAGATGATACTGGAAACAGCACAGCTCCTCTGCACTGCACATCGTGTTCTCGATGGCGACGATTATGCAGACCTTGAAGGCTTGTACAAAGCTGCATTCAAGAATCACCCTTGTGCTGTCTGGGTCAGGGAATCAAAGAGCAACTACATGTATGCCTACGAGCTTTTTGTCGCGTTGCTGACAGAGTACAAGCTCCGCTACGGCAAGATTCATGCTTGTGACAAGTTTGTGGACTCTTTGTCTTACACTCCTGTTAACACTGAGGGCTTATTCTTGACACCACCTGCTCAATGTATGCCGGACGAGTATAAACACAGCGACACTGTCATCGCATACAGGCAATACTACTGTGGCGAGAAAGCTAGGTTCGCAAAGTGGAAAAATGGAGGTGTGCCGTCATGGTTCTCAAATCTTATAGCCGCATAGTCATTGCTGACCTAGATGGTACGCTTGGAGATTACGGCCACAGGGTAAAGCTCTGGAAAGAGCGCAAATATCACGAGTTCAATCGTGCAGGAAAAGACGACAAGCCAATTCAGCCAATCGTTGATATATTGTCGTGTTTGCCGAGAGATACAGCTGTCGTGGTTTTGACTGCTCGTAGTGATGATAATCGAGAGATGACTATCAAGTGGCTCATGGACAACGACATCAGGTTTGATGTTTTGCTGATGCGAGAGGATGGCGACATGAGGAGTGATGCCAAAATCAAGCAAGAGCTTTTTGAAAAATGGATTGATGAGGACAAGGTCTGGTTTGTTCTCGAGGATCGCAACATTTGCGTTGACATGTGGCGTGGTCTTGGGCTGACATGCCTTCAAGTTGCTCCAGGAGATTTTTGATATGTTGAGGATTGTCGGTTATGACATCGAGTTCAAAGAGCAAAAAATCGGACGACTGTTTGACCTGCCAACCGGACTACGAGCAGAGGTTGGAGAATTTGTTGATGGCTATGGACAGGGCTATGAAAGGGTCAGGGAACAAGCCTACGAAAAAGGATACGCAGATGCAGAACAAGAAATCGCCAGACGAGTGCATGGCTCAGGCTCTTGATACACTCAAGGAAAAGCGAAAGGAATATGGCGACTCATATTTGAAGTATGGGCAAGTCATGATGGCTCTTTTCCCAAATGGGATAACAGTCTATGATGCTGAAGACTTCAATCGCCTTGGGTTGCTGAATATGATCGTTCATAAGTTGGTTCGTTATGCGAATCAGTGGGAAAACAAGCATCAGGATTCAATTCATGATCTTGGTGTTTACGCATTCATGTTGGAGGCTTTGGACACACATGATTCTGTTTGATACTGAAACAACAGGGTTGCCGAAGGCTGAGGGATCAGACCTAGACATTCAACCAAGCATCATAGAATTTGGCGCGATCAAATATGATGACGACATGAACGAGATTGATCGGATTGAGTTCTTTTGCAATCCTGGGCACGACCTTGACCCACAGATCGTAAAGATCACAGGGATCAATGATTCGATGCTTGCTGGCGAGCACCCATTTGTAGCGCACTACAACAATTTGTGCGAGTTCTTTCTTGGAGAGAAAACGCTGGTTGCTCATAATCTGCCATTTGACAGAAAGATTCTTAAGTTCGACCTTGAGAGGATAGATAAACTGCTGATGTTCCCGTGGCCACCAGAGCACGTGTGCACAGTCGAAATTGGAGAAAGGGTATGGGGAAAGAAACGAAAACTTGGAGAGATTTACCAAGAAGTTACAGGCCAAGAGCACAAGAACGCACACAGAGCAGTGCAGGATGTCTTGGCTATGGCAGAGGTGGTGAAGTGGTACAAAATGAACGGACATATGTCTTAAGGCTTGAAAAAGAAGTACACAAGCAAAAGACAAAAGCTCATTTGTTTGAGGAAAAGTACAAAGCATGCAAGGCAATGCTAGAAGAAATCCAGTACCGAAACGAAGTGGCCTTCCACCGTTTGGAAGAGATCAGCACACCAGACGAGCTCTTCACAAGAAGAGTCGAAGATTGCAAAATGATACTAAAAGGAGACCTATCAAAATGGATCCGACAGTCGTAGGAACAATCGTGGGAATCATAGTGACATTGTTATGCTCAATATAAAAGTGAGGACGGAATACTCTTTCCGGAAAGCATATGGATCAGTACAAAAAGTCATTCAGACTTCAGGCGATGCTATTGGGATTTGTGATACTGGCACTTGGGGTCATGTCCCCTTCAGCAGTGCATGCAGAAAAGCAGGAAAGAAACCCCTGCTCGGTGTCGAGATTGGAGTTGTCGCAGAGCCAACAGAGCGGACAAAGCAAGCTACAAATTTCATGTCATTCATCGCAAGAACAAACGCAGGATTGCAAGAGCTCTACGAGCTCGTGTCAAAAAGCACCAGCAATGACAACTTTTACTACTTCAATCGTTTGGGCTACTCTGACCTTTTTGATATCAGCGATGATATTCTGATCTTGACTGGGACTAACCCAGATTGGGGTCTGTTGCCATCGATAAAGAAAGACACGATGTTTGTTGAGCTCAACCCTATGAGTTCACCAAAAGCACTGGAGATGGCCAATAAAAAAGGTTTACGAGTTGTAGCCACTAGTGACAACTATTTCCCATCAGTAAAAGACAGGAAGGCATATGAGGTTTTGGTTGGCCGCAACAGGACAGACCGAACAGCTCCGATGCACATAATGAATGAGTGGGAGTGGAAGTCTGCGTTGCCTTGGGCACCACAAGAGGCCATTGACAATACCTATGTTGTTGCTGAGATGTGTAACGCAAACCTGCCGACAGCACAGATGGTTTCTTTTGATGCTCAAAAGACACTGCGTGAGATGTGTCAAGAAGGTGCTCCCCCAAGAGGTGTTGATCTGTCTGATCCAGAATACTCAGCTCGCCTAGACAGAGAGCTGCAACTGATTGCTGAGAAAAAGTTTGAGGATTACTTCTATGTAATCGCTGACATGATCAACTACGCAAAAGAGCACATGCTTGTTGGACCAGCACGAGGATCATCTGCTGGCTCTTTGGTTTGCTACTTGATAGGCATCACAGACATTGACCCGATCAAGCATGACCTACTGTTTGAACGATTCATTGACATCACTCGTGAGGATCTTCCGGACATCGACATCGACTTTCAGGACGACCGCAGAGAGATGGTGTTCGAATATCTCAGGCAAAAGTACGGAGCAGAGAAGGTTGCTCACCTTGGGACTGTGTCTCGCTACAAAGCCAAGAGCACTATCGCAGAGGTTGCCAAAGAGCTAGGCATCCCTGCTTGGGAAGTGAATGATCTGAAAGGAGCAATCATTGAGCGCAGCACAGGCGACTCTCGTGCAGCATTCTGTATCCTTGATACATTCAACGAGCTTGATGTTGGTCGGCAGGTTCTTGAAAAGTACCCACAAATGAAGATTGCCGCAGATATGGAAAATCATGCTCGGCACTCTGGGGTTCATGCGGCAGGGATTCTCGTCACAGAAGAGCCAGTCAGCAAGTATTGTTCTGTCAACTCTCAGACTGGTGCAGCACAGATAGACAAGAAAGATGCAGAATCGCTAAATTTGCTCAAAATCGATGCTCTTGGGCTCAGAACCTTGTCAGTACTGCAGGATGTCCTGGATCAAGTTGGTTGGACGAGGGATCAGATCGTCAACTACCAACTGGAAGACCCAGAGGCTTTTGCTATCCTTAATGATGAGAAATACGCTGGGATATTTCAGTTTGAGGGCTACGCACTTCAATCTGTGACCCGTCAGATGAAGGTGCACAAGTTTGAGGACATCGCAGCAATCACTGCGTTGGCTCGTCCTGGACCACTCAACTCAGGAGGCACGACAGAGTACATCAAACGCCACACAGGTGCAGCTCCTGTTCAGTACTTGCACCCTTTGACAGAAGGCATCACCAAAGTGACCAATGGTGTTGTGGTTTATCAAGAGCAGGTCATGACTATCGGTCGTGATGTCGGCAAGCTCTCTTGGGAGGACGTTTCGACGTTACGGAAGGCCATGAGTAAGTCTCTCGGAAAAGAGTTCTTTGACACTTTTTGGGAGAAGTTCAAGGTTGGTGCTGCAGAGAATGGCATTGAAGAAGATCAAGCACAGCGCATCTGGGATAACATCAACACAATGGGGTCTTGGGCATTCAACAGATCTCATGCGATTGCGTACGGATTGTTGAGCTACTGGTGCTGTGTTCTCAAGGCAAAGTTCCCTCTCGAGTTTGCAGCTGCATGTTTGCGCAATGTGAAGGACGACGAGCAGGGAATCAGGCTTTTGCGGGAAGTTGTCAAGGAAGGCTTGAGCTACAAGCCATATGACAAGTTCAAGTCAACACAGAACTGGTCTGTTCAAGATGGCGAGTTGATCGGTGGCCTGATCGGAATCAAGGGCATTGGTCCTAAAATGGCCGAGGACATCGTTTTCCGCAGGGAGATGTGCCAACCCCTGACCCCAAGACAAAACAAGCTCCTGGACGAAGGGGAGACGCCATACGACGATATTTTTGAGTGCGAGCGCAGATTCGGACACATAAAGGCCAATCCACAAGACCATAACATCGTTTCTCCGATCACAGACATTGTCGATCTGGATGGGGACAATCCAGGAATGTTCGTGTTCTTCGGCAAGCTCAAAGAGAAGAACTTGCGAGACATGAACGAGACAGTCAACCTAGCCAAGCGTGGCGGACGCAGAGTTGATCGCAACAACCTGTGGCTGAACGTCACTTTTGAAGATGACACTGGACCAATCATTTGCACCATTGATCGCTTCAAATATGACAAGATGGGCAAGCCCATTGTTGAGGACGGCAGATTGGGTGATTGGTATCTGATAAAAGGCCAAATCAAGGCTGGCTTCAGAAAAATTTATGTCGACAAATGGCGTAAGCTCACATAAGTCTTTGTTTTTGATCAAAAACTATTTTTAATTATTTTTGACAAAATTGTTGCTTTTTTAGTTGAGATCACCGATAATAACTGTATTGAGAAAGGAGCACATTATGTCAGAACTGTTGAAGCACATCGAATCTTTAAATGCCCATGCTGATCTTATGATGGAGCAGGAGCCAGGACTTTGGATGTCAAAGTGGACGGACGACTTGTCACATTGGAATGACATGGGTATTTTCACTGTTGAGGACTTTGAGCGCAACTCGTTGATCAACAACATCAGCGATGCTTCCAAAGAGCTGTATGGTTGCCGTCTTCGCCTTGAGTGGGATGAAATGTCAATTGAGCGTATGAAGGAAATGTATGCGAACATTTGCCATCAGCTCAACGAGCAGTATGAGGCAGAGAAAGAAGCTGAAGCTCTTGCTGCCGAGTGGAAGAAAGGTCTTCCTGATGACTGTGAGCCTCTTCCTTACGAAGAGTATGCGTACCTAGAGGCTCAATGTTGAGCCTCTTTTGAGAGAAAGGAAATTATCATGAGCAACGAAGTTTATTGGGCATTATTCATCGACGACGATTTCGATGGCTATTTCGAATCTGTTGAAGAGGCTAACAAGAAAGGCGAAGAGTCTGGCATGGATTTCTACGTCGAAGAGCGCGTTGACGAGCCTGACCAGTTCAGAAGCGATGCTGAGGCTGATGCCGATGCACTTGCGTCAGCAGGTTGGGGAACTGATGAAGACTATGGCTACTATGGCGGGGATGACTACTAATGCATCGTTTTAATTTGAAAATAGTTGTTGACTTTTTAGTCAGTTTGTAAGATAATATACATATTGAGAAAGGAGCACATTATGAAACATACACCATCCCGTCGCCAAGTAACTGATCGTCTCGGAAACCTCCGTAAGACGTGGTGTGGCCCATATGCCTTGGCAGTTGTTGCAGGCAAGACCTACGAGTTTGCCTACCAGATGCTGAAGCAGATCCGTGGCAAGCGTCATGCTTGTGGTGTCTACAACACCAACATGGATAAGGCTTTTGGCTTCTGTGGCCTCAAGGCTGAGTTTGTCAAGGCTGAGAAGCGTTGCAATCTTCGCAAGTACATTGATGAGTACTTGGCTCCCAACAAGCTGTACATCATCAACATCACTCGCCACTATGTGGTAGTTGATACCCGCGATCATACCACGATCGACAACCAGAACCCTGAGTGGGTTCCTACCGAGAACAGCAAGCACCTCCGCTGTCTCGTACAGTGTGTTGCTGAGATCAAGAATCCAGCAATCGAGCCTCTGCACCAGAACGCAGAGTTCGACTTCGGATTGACCAACTGGAAGAGCGCGTAATGCGCTCGACCATTCCTCTGGTAGAGGATTTCGTGATTGAAGACATGACCCACTGGCCAGAATATGACTGTGGGTTTTCCATTTTGGCTCGCATGGAAAATGGCGATATCTGGATCAGCAACTGGCTGTTGGCAGATTGGGAAGAAGCATTCAAGCACATGGAGATAATATCTAGCATTCACAAAAAGCAGTATGAAAACAAGCCTGATGGAATCCTTCACCACTTCAAGTTCAATGGTTGGACAAAAGCAAAGCACAAATGGATTCGTCTTGATGAGATGAACATTCCAACGTTCGGAAGAGCTAAGTAGCTGTTATTGATCAATAAAAAAGTTTATTTATTTTTGACAAAATTGTTGCTTTTTGTCACAAGATCAACGATAATAATACTATTGAGAAAGGAGATTACCATGGCACGATATGTTTACTACACACTTCAGACTGGGGCTAAAGACGCGATGTTCGGTATGTGGCGTATGCATTATAGTCAAGACGACAACTTCTGCACTTACCCTAGCTATGTGCAAAACATTGCTGCGCACCCTGATGAGGCCAATGCCAAAGCTCAGGCTTTCATTGATGCCAAGAACGCCAAGGATAATACTTGGGAGCACGTTCTGGTTGAGCCAGCTGAGTTCGAGCGTAACAAAATTGACTATGGCCCAATTGCCATCAAGAATCAGGAGCTTGTTAACAGCATCCGTATTGACGGCAAGATTCCTTTCGGAAAGCACGTCAACAAGCCTATCGTTGATCTTGCCAAAGAGAATGTTGGCTATTTGCTTTGGGTGATCAACACCTTCAATGAAAAGTGGGCTGACTACTTTTCTGACTCAACCTCTGTGAACCCAACAGATGTCCTTGATGTTGCTTGCAAAACCAGCACCAAGCTGACAGTGCTTGAAGCTCTTGCGATTGTTCTGGTCGAGATGGATCAGGATGGCTTGATTGAGCTTGCTGTTGAAGCTAACAGCGATGCTCCTCGCAGTGAGCACATTGGCTCTATCGGTGATAAAATCACTGTGGTCGTTACTGTCAACTCAATTCAAGAGAAAGGCACAGACTACGGTTGGACTTACTCTTACAAGTGCACTGACACTAACAGCAACTATGTCGGTTTCAAAACAGTTGCCAAGTCTTTCTCTGAAGTCAAGGTTGGTGATCAAATCACTGTTGAGGGAACTGTCAGCTATCATGGCGAGTATCACCGCCAGAAGCGCACCTACCTCAAGAGGGTCAAGTGCCTATGATCATAACGAAGGCTCATGGCAAACTGTGTCTGGCTCGCGTGAAGCTGGACACAAGTTCAATCAATGTTTTGTCGAGCCTTCCAGGATTCAAAAAGTGGGTTGGTCGTGACCTGCTTTTTGCCCCGACTGGAGCTAACCTAAATATCCTCTGCAAACATTGGCCAGATGCTGAGTGGGATGAAGAATCAAAGCGCATACTTGATGATTACATCACCTCCTTGAATGAAGCCGAAAAGACTCGCAAAGATCGCGAGGAGTTTGAGCCTCCTAATGAGGACGATTTCAAATTCAAGACCAGACCTTTTGATCATCAGCGCAAAGCGTTCTACATGAGTCGTGACAAAAAGAACTTTGCTCTGCTCATGGAGCAAGGGACTGGCAAAACAAAAGTCATCATTGATACTGCTGCATATCTCTACGCCAACAACAAAATTACAGCCTTAGTTGTTATCGCTCCCAATGGCGTTCACCGTAACTGGTTGAACAAAGAAATTCCAGAGCATCTTCCGGAGTGGTGTCCTCATGAGTCAATCTACTACTATTCCGGAATGAACAAAACTCATATGAAAAAGTTTGACGATGTTCTTGGCTGTTCTGAGAAGCTAAAAATATTCAGCTTCAATGTTGAAGGATTCGTCAGCACCACAGCTGTCAAATTTATTGAGAGAGCTTTGGTCAGCAACAAAACTCTTCTTGTCATTGATGAGAGCTCTCGGATAAAACGTCCAGGAGCAAAGCGAACAAAGACCATAACCAAGTTTGCTAAGTTCGCTGAATACCGCAGGATCATGACTGGGACTCCTGTAACAAAAGGACCAGAGGATGTCTACAGCCAGTTCAGGTTCCTTGACGACAAGATTCTCGGATACGACAGCTTTTACTCTTTTAGAGCTCGCTATTGCATCATGGGTGGTTTTGAGAACAAACAGATCGTCTCTTATCAGAATCTCCCAGAGCTGACAAACAATATTGAAGGACATTCATTCAGAGTTCTCAAGAAAGATTGTCTGGATCTCCCAGATAAAATTTACCAGCGACACTACGTTGACCTCTCCCCAAAACAAAAGAAACTCTACGATCAGTTGCGTAAAGAGTTCATCGTTGAGATGGAAGGCAAAGAAATATCAGCCCCAGAGACAATCACAAGATTGCTCAGACTTCAGCAGATAGTCTGTGGTTGGTTCCCTCAAGAAGATGGTACGATAGCTATTGATGAGAAAAATCCAAGAATGGAAGCTCTAAAAGAGATTTTGGAGAACATTGAGCAGAAGGTCATCATATGGGCACGCTTTAAGGCTGATTTAAGAGCCATAGAGAGGCTGTTAGGAGACAAGGCTGTTGCTTACCATGGGGATGTGTCAAACGACGCCAGAGAGGACGCTGTAAAGCGTTTCCAGAACGACGATTCAATCCGTTACTTTATCGGACAGCCTCAGTCTGGTGGCATTGGCTTGACATTGACTGCGGCAGAATATGCAATCTACTACTCTAACAGCTTTGATCTTGAGACTAGGCTGCAGTCTGAGGACAGATGTCACCGCATCGGGACAAAGAACAACATAACATACATTGACATTGAAGCAAGCAAGACGATTGATACTAAAATCATCAAAGCATTGCGTGGGAAGAAAAACCTAGCTGATGTCGTTAACAATGATCCTGTGTCATTATTCTTAGAGGTGAAGGATGAGTGAGAAAAATTTCTGGACTCTGGTGCGCAAATCACTGCCGCTCAAAATGTATCGGGTTGAGAATCGGGTTGCCAAAGGTATGCCCGATGTTCATTATTTGAAGGACGGCAACTCTGGTTGGGTTGAATTAAAATACTTGAAACAATGGCCAAAGACTCGTATTTCTGTCGGGTTGCGTCAAAACCAATACATATGGCACAAGCAATACAGAGCCGAAAATGGTAAATGTTGGGTTTTGATCAGGATTGGCAGAGATTTCACTGCGTTGTTTGACGGATTGGTTTCTCAAGAACTTTTCAAAAGACCAGCTCGTAAAGATTTCGTTGAAATGGCTTCTTGGTGTAAGTTTGGCAATTTGACCAAAGAAGACTGGGAAGAACTTGCTGGGATTCTGACTAAGGAAGAACTTTAGCTATTTGCCCTTAAGACTAACAAGAAACAGTAGTAAGGCCACAGCCCCGCCAACCAAACCGAGAGTGAAAATGCCCACAGCACCATAAGTAAGTGCAGTCTTGATGGCTTTCTTCTTAGCCAGTCTTTTAGCTTGTTCACGCTCAATAGCCTTGCGTTTAAGTTCCTTACGGTTAGTCATGAATTTTTGGTAGTCGTCCCAAAGTCCTGCTCGACCTTGGTAGATAAAAATTTGTTTTATTTCAGCTTCGTGATTTTTAATTTTTTCGAGTTCAAAGAAAGCCTGCATATCACCTTGTTTAGCATCTTCCTCTAACTGTTCTTTTGCGTCTGAAAGTTTTACGAGGTGCGGACCCATTTCTCCTACAGAAGTTATGTGCCCACAAAGTTCTTTGACTGCGCCAATCGCCTCATTTGCGATTTTAATCGCGGCTATGGCTTCAAAGATCATTGCTGTGTCGCTTGCAAAATCTGCTCTCTGGCTGTTGGCGACAAACCTTCAACTACATTCTTAACAGCGGGAGGAGTTTCTTCCATGTCTTCCGTAGTCAGCTCTGGCCTCAGAGAAGCAGCAACTGTTGAAGTTAGTAGCGGTTGTTGAGTTCTTGCTGTGTATTGACGGACAGCATCACGAGCTTGACCTGCTGCAGCCATGCCCTCTCCAGCCTCAATCGCTTCCCTTACGAATGGTATGAATTTGCCGTATTGAAGTATCCCTGCACGAGCCATTCCTGAAAGAATCGTGTAGCCTGATCCCGATGGGTTGAGTTTGATCTCCGCCCAAAGTGTTGGCATCACATTCTTTCGGAACTCGGCAATCCTAGCGAGCTCGTCCGGAGTGAATACTTGTTCCATCAATTTTTTATTTTTTACGAACACATCGTCGTAGCTATTGACGATCGCTGTCCTAGTTATGCCACCTGCTCTTCCGCCAGTGAAGGCTTTCTCAAGTATGCCGTCTTTGAGCAAAGCGACAACTTCTGCATACTGCTCTGCTGGCATGTTCTGCTCGAGCTTTTTGAGCGCAAGACCTATCGCTTGATTTGGTGCGAACTTGGCGTGACCGAACAAAATATTGGCGACTTGAAGTGGCGTGTACTCTGGGTTGCTAAGAGTCTCTAGAATCTTGTTTGCAGCTTTCTGCGGAGAAGTTGCTGCAGTTCCTTTCCCAGTCATCCCGATGTATTGCTTGTAGAGGCCTGTTGCTTCTTTGAGTTGATCAATGACTACTTGATCGCCTGTTATCAAACCTTTTTCAATGCCATCAAAAACAGTCTCATCAACAACAGCTTTGATCCTGCCTAAAGCAAGAGCCTCTGGAGTTCCAGGAGTTGCCTGTCTTGATGCGGCATTCAGTGATTTCTGATAAGCGTGCAGCTGAGTCAGATTTATGCCTTCAAGAGTCCCTTCCTCTGCAGCCTTCAATAGTTGCTGGAGATATTTGACCTCACCACTCAGAATTGGCATTTGAGCTAGCAATCTTTCTTCAATGCCTAGGTCGTCAACAACAGACAAAGCATTGTTAGCCATAGTAACACGACCTTCAGTTGTAAGCAGTGGCTGATCAACAGCCTCTTTTACAGCTTCATAGCCTTCTTTTGCAGCTTGTTTAGTTTGCGTAGCTTGTTTCTGAACAACTCCTGCAGCAGTTTCTGCAGCAGCTAACGGGACGCTCTCCGCCCCAGTCACAGCTTTAGAGCCTGACCCAAACTCATCCTGAAGAGCACGAGCATCAGCTCGAATGGCTTCAATCTGTGTGTCATCAAAGCCACGCAAAATCGATTGAGCAGTCGGGTCGGTGCTAGGGGCACGACGCATGACATCTTCAGCTTCCAATTGCTCTGTAACTTTTTCTGTCGGTGTGGATCTGTCTGGCAGTGGGGCTGTCCTCTGACCAGATGTCAATGGGTACTTTGATTCCTGCTGAGCACCGCCACCAGCACGTTGTGCCAAAGACTCAAGAACTGGAGTTATGCGAGGAGCTGTAGCTCTTACAACTTCTGTCGCCCCTTCAACCACAGGCTTTGCAACAGCTCCAACACCTTTACTGATGCCTTTGACCAAAGGTGGCAATAGTACATCTGCACCAACGCCAACCCCAGTCGCAATTGCAACGTCTTTTGCCAGATCACCAACACCCTCTTTTTTCTGTGCTGTTGTTTCTGGTGTGAGAGAAACCTCAATGCCTTTCCCACCAAGCTCTGTTGTTGAGTAGGCTGGCAAGCCTCTCATGATAGTTTGGCCAGTAGTTTTAGCACCGCTAACAAGTTTGGTTGCTGGCAGGTACTTGTAGATTTCACCAGTCAATGTCCCGATATCTTGCTCTGAGATTCCTGGCTTGTTGACGTAGTATGGCTTGTCGTTCCAGATGATCATCGGGTGATTGAACTCGTCGGAGTAGACGCCACCAAAACGCTCGTCACCTTTGAACTGATTCTTGATTACTTCAGCCTTGCCCCAATCATCACGAGTGAACATCAATCGCACATTGGTCCCGAAAGCATCCCAAAAGCCAACGTCTGGGATATCTGTTGCTTCTGGCACAGTTGGGTATTCTAGCTCTACGCCATGGCCTGTTGCTGCTTGATACAAGCCTTTGACAACATCTGCAGCTTGATCAGAGAGTGAGACTTCTTCTGTTTCAGTCTGTTCGTCAAGAATCGGACCACTACCACCAACTGTACCTGCACCTGCAGGGACTTGTAAACCCATTATTGTGCTCCCCATCCTTTGATGATATACGGAGACATGCTGTCAAAAATACCATTGTTAATGACGACAGCACCATTAGGCAATGCATTGTAAAAAGCATCAAACTCTTCCTGATTGTTAGGATCGCCTGTGTATTTCTCAAATATTCCTTTGTCAACTTTGCGCAACTCTTGGTTGATCTCTTTGGTTGTTGCACCTTGTTCAAGCATTTCAATCTCTGTGTCATTCATCCACATTCCATTTTCTGCCATCTTTTTGAAAGCATACAAAGAAATGTAGTTGGCTTCTGGGGTGTTGCCCATGCTGACAGATGCTTTTTGATATGCTGCAAATTCAATGTCAGAAGTCGAGCCAGAGCCTGAAGGACGCATCTTCGGAGCCAAGAAATAAGAAACTTGCTCAAGTGTTTCGAATCCGACAATCTGTGGATCTTTCACACCGAACGTCTGTGAGAAAATTTGTTTGAATGGCTGAAGGACTTGAGCCAGCCTTCCAGTTTCGACGTTACCAGACAGCAACAAATCCATTGCTTCGTTGACTTTCGGTATGACAGTCGCAGCTTTATCAACGTACTCTGTTTTAATGTCAGCGAGTGCTTCACTACGCTTCTTTTGAAAAGTAGCACTAGGTGGCGGTTGCCCACCTTGAGCAACGCCAAGGTTAATGCCTATAATTTCTCCATCTCTGACTTGAGCTGTTAACTCTTGATAATTGTTCCCGAGAACGATAGCCTTGCCTATTTTATCATCTTCATCTGTAGCTATTTTTTCAAATATTGAAACGTAGTTAGGATCGCCTTCTTTCAAACCATTGCGCTCAAGGAATGTTTTAGCATTCTCTGGCGACATATAAACTGCAGAACCGAGGCTCATAGATTTCAGAGTCGTTTTACTAGGCTTGTCTGTCAGGGTGAATCCTTCAGCTTTAGCTTTTTCATAGTCTTGCGAGCCGAAGACCACTGGTAAACTCTTTTGACCAGCGTCGTTATAAAGTGTGATTGGCTTCATGCTTGCCATTGCAGTTGTATCTGGGCCAGTGAATGCTTCGCCAATTTGATTGCCAGCTGCATCTTGTTTGATGTAATGATACATAGGTGCGCCATCGGCACTTCTCATCACTTTATTATCAGAACCCATAACAGGATCAAGTTTTACAAGTTTGATCCCTTTTCCAGTTCCCTTTGGATTCATCAATGTCGCTAACTGGACTGCTGTTGTTGGGAGAGTTGCTTCTTCTTTCCTTCGCAGCTGTGCGTCTTGTATCAAGTACTGTGCAGGTGACATTGCTGCTGTTCCAGCTGCACCCAATGCTGTGGCTCCTGGCTTGCTAGCCTCTGCTGCCATCTGGCTAAAGAACATCAAGGAAAGCAATGCAGGATCAACTGGCTCTCTCTGTGGGTACAGACTTCTTGCCAAGTTCATAGCAGACTCAAGATTTTGATTGCCAAGAACACCAGCCAAAGCACCTTGTGGGAGTGTGCTAACATCAGTTGATGAAGCTCCCAAGACCTGACTTGGTTGTGCTGTTACTCTTGGCGTTGCGGTTCTTTCAACCATTATAAATTACCTCAGGTTGAAGCGAGCTTGTATGCACTTGCCAGTGCACCTAGCCCACCCATTGTCTGCCCATAAACACTTGGCGATTGTAAATACTGGTTGCCTTGTGTTAAGCTGTACTGAGTCGTTTCGTACGGGACACCTTTCAAAGCACCTAGTGCAAAATTGAGCATCTGGAATGGGAACTCACGTTGCTCAACATAATCTGCATATGCTAGGTCAAGAGCCATCTGATCAAGCCTTCTCCTAGCCTCACCAGCAGTCAACAAGCCTGCAGCAGTTTGCTCTTCAATGCCTTGGACAAGAGGAGCCAGCTCTGTGAGCCTCTCTGCTTGGCGGAGGCGAGAAGCTTCTTCAGTTTCATACGCAGAGCGCAATGAATCTTCCGCCCCGAATCTTGCTTCACGCTCTCTGTCAAATCTTTGTCCTGCAAACTCAAGACCTCTGGCTGCAGCCTCAGCACGGATATCGCCTATGGCTTTGGCACCTTCTGTCGCAGTTAAAACGTCTTGAATTGCAGAACGAGAACCACCAAATGCTCCTGCTCTTGCAGCCTGTGCTGCTTGCGCTCTCTTTTCTAGTTCAATCTGCTCTTGTGCTGCACGGACTGCTGGGTCTGCAGCTTGCTGATAAATATCCAAGAAAGGCTGTGCAGAGGTCATGCTGAACTGATCGCCCAACAACTGCTCTCTTGTTGCAGCATCGTAACCTTGACCTAATGCTTCTGTCGCTGTTTGTGCACGAGTAAGAAGAGGATCTACTTTGGCACCAACTCCTTCAAGGATCCTGAATGCCTCTTGTTCTTCTGGCGTCAGTTTAGATCCATCGTAAGTTGCAACACGAGGAGCATCAAAAGAAGGAAATTCAGAAGCAGCTAACTCACGAGCCTGATCATAAAGTTCACGGCCACCAGCAGAAACCCATTCAGGGATGTCTGTTCCCTGAAGGACATTGGAATAGCTCGGTAATTCTTCAACACTTGTTGAGCAGAAACCACCCATATCAACTCTCCACGTACACTATCCCAGCTTTTATCAGGCCGAGCTTTGTATAAAATTTATCTTTCCGTTCTAGGTCTCCGGAGAAGATGTGACCAAGCCTAAGTGGAATTTTAGCCTCTTTAGCCACATTCATAAACTCTTTTATCAAAAGATACCCTGCTCTTGACTTCCTGTTCTCTGGATGAACATAGAACCAGTTGTCTGCTAGGAACTTCTCTTCCGACCACCAATCGGAGCCAACATGGCCTCCGATAGAACCTATTATGCCATTTTCATCAGTTGTCGCTACGAAAACAACACCCCGATGAACTGCCTCGCTGATTTTGTTTATCAGCTTTTCAGAACTGATTTTTGGCGTGTTCAGCTCTGTTTGATTATGCATGTCAACCAACATCATCGCCAAAGCAGAGATGTCAAATATGGTTGCTCTGCGAATATTCATCGAATACCGCCAAGAGCTCCCATGTCACCACCTTGCTGCATCGGTTGTTGACCGCCACCTTGTTGCTGCATGACAGCATCAATGAGCTTTTGAAGTTCTGGTAACAGCTTCATCAAAACTCTAGCGACTTCTGGTGTGATGACAGAATCAAGCATTTTCAGCTCTTCTGGAGACATGTTTGCCAGACGAGACATCAAAACAGCTGCAATGCTGTCAGATGGCTTCATGAGATTCTCACGAGCTTCTGGTGGCATTGCTGAAAGTGGATTCTGATTAGCACCTTGTTGCATGCGCATCATTTCTTCTTGACTACGAGCCATATTAGCACTCCTTGGTTTCGTATAATACAGACCAGTCGGACTGAGAGCAGAATGCTCCGATCAACCAGCATGTTGGTTCTAAGATCTTCCTGTAGATCTTTCCGAGCAGATCTCCTTTATCACGAAGACCGTAAATGTATTCAATCTCGTTTGCTCTGTGCGTAGCGATGTGTTTCCACAACTTAACACCCTTACCCTTCCGCATGTTGCGAACGACGCTTACAGCCCAGATATGATAGCCATTCACATGCTGAGGTGTTAGGTAATCGCGAGTGAATCTGTAATCTAACACAACTTGTTTTCTCGTCATAAATCCTTGACGACACAACTCGTTGCAAATGACTCGTCCACCAAGGATTCCGCCAAGCGTTCCGCCAATGACGCCACCGAGTCCAGGGAGCAACGCATTTCCTAGTGCTGTACCGATGGCAGAAGCCCCAGCAGATTTTGCAGCTTTCTCTGGATCTTTGCCCATCGCAAGTTGAACACCAAAGTTGAAAACGCCACCCATGCCTGCAGAAGACCAGTTCTGTTTAGCACCTTCGCCATATAGCCTGTTGCCAACTCCCTCTAAATAACTTGGCTGAGGCAATGCTGGGTTGATGTCTGCTGCTGGTAAGCTCCCACCAACTTCTTTGATAGCTTCTCTTACAGCATCTTCTGAGTAAACTGTTGGACCTTTTAATCCACCAATTTTCGATGCACCTTCAGTCCCTTTCAATTTGTTATAAAGATCTAGGTTGCCTGTTGCTTCTGCTGTTGCCCTGTCTGCGATATCAGGATAGTAAATTTTTCCTTTAGGTATTGCATCGAGCTTCAAAAGTTGTTGGCCTCTTGATGCAGAAGCTGCAGCAGATTCTGAGGCTGTATCAAAACCAATAGAGGATGCTAGTCCTTTGCCTGTTTTCTCAAGAGTCCCAAGATTCATATAATAAGGATCTGTTAGTGCAGCTCCAACGTTCGTTCCAACATAGGTCGCGGCAGATGATGCAACGTCACCTATTGCTTGTTTCCGGATTTCTTCAGGAGTCATATATCCTGGAGGAGTCTGATCACCAACTGTTTCTTGATACCTGTTG